AGGCTCTTGAAGTAACAGGAGTCGAGGCGGCTGGAGCCACAGGAAGTGAATCAGTTACCATTGTTCAAACGGTAGCTGTTACTGGGGTTGAAGCAACTGGATCTACTGGAACCATCATCTTCCAGGCAGATCTGATAACAGGATGGGGACGAGGTACTTGGGGTAGTGGAACATGGGGATCCCCAGCCCCGGTTGAAGTAACAGGAGTTGAGGCTGCTGGCGTTACAGGGTCAGAAGTTGTTTATATTCCGGTTACTTTAGCGGTTACAGGTGTTGAAGCGGCTGGAGCTATCGGAACTGTTCTTCCAGGTGTTGCAGTCACCATTAGTGCTACAGGTGTTGAAGCGGCTGGAGCTATTGGAACTGTTCTTCCTGTAATCATAGTTACTCCAGTAGTAACGGGAGTTGAGGCTGCTGGTAAAATTGGAACAATAGGAAAAGGAGTATCGTTTGCTGTAACAGGAGTTTCTGCTGAAGGACTCGTAAGTACTGCAAATGTATGGAGTGTAATTAGTACAACACAAGATCCAAATTGGATACGAATTGCGGCATAGGAGAAGACCATGGCTTCATCATTCACAACAAATTTTGGTTTCGAGGAAATTGCGACTGGTGAACAGTCCGGTACATGGGGCACCACCACCAATTTCAATTTCGATATATTAGATAGGATTACTTCGTATAAAGCGGTTGCTTTGTCCGATGCCGCTACCGCCACTTTAACTGTTCGAGAAGCTTCTCCTGGTGAAGCAACGGAAAATCTCCAAGACGGAATGTTTCGGGTTATCAAGTTTACGGGTTCATTAGCCCAGAACTGTACAGTAACTATTGCCCCAAATACTACGACGGCATGGTTTATCTTTGAAAACGCTACTACCGACACTGGCTCAAGTGGTCCGTATTCACTACTTATGAAACAAGGAAGTGGAGGAGGAGCCTCGGTCACCATACAAAATGGTAAGAATGCCATTGTCTATTGTGATGGGGCTGGAAGCGGTGCGGTAGTTACAAATGCTCTTTCGGATTTACAGATTGCCACTTTAGAAGTTACTGGTGCGGCGGCTGTTGATGGTGGTTTAACTGTAACAGGAAACGTAACCGCTACAGGAACTGTAGAACCCGCTGGTGATACCGCCGCCGCAGACAACGCTGCAATTGGATATACTGCTGGTGAAGGTCTCATTCTTACAGGACAAGGCAGTACCAACGATGTAACCATTAAAAACGATGCTGATACGGCTGTTCTTACAATTCCCACAGGCGCTACTGGTGTTGAACTAGCGGGTGCGTTAACTACTGGTGGTACTACGACATTAGGAGGCGCTATCGCTGGTGCTGACAACCAAGTAGGTCGGGTAAATCTTATAGATTATGGCGAAGTCACCAACGCAATCGGTGCTACTGGGGGTGGCACGCAGGATATTGACCTAACTTTAGGCAATAATGTTGTAGCAACGGTTGATACAAGTGCCAATACTTTTACATTTACCAGCCCAACGGCCAGTGATGAATTATGTGGATTTACTCTTTTCCTAACCGATGGAGGATCACAAACGGTGAACTGGCCAGCAGCAGTGGATTGGGCCGGAGGTACGGCACCGACTCTAACTACCAGTGGCATAGATATCTTGGTTTTCATCACCACGGACGGTGGCACCATATGGCATGGAATGGTTTCCAGTGCAGATAGTAAGTCTCCGTAATGCCTAATCTCCGCCGAGGAATGATGGCTGCGGCTGGTGTTAGTACTACCGCTTTATATTCTATTTACGGCTGGGGCCGTAATGACGGGGGCTATTTGGGCGATGGTACAACAACAAATAGGTCCTCCCCTGTTCAGATGGGAGATAAAAGTGATTGGACAAGTATTGATCTTCAGGGGAATCAGGGTACAGGAGCCGTAAATTCAGCGGGTGAGTTATGGGTGTGGGGCGGTAATGCGCAGGGACAGTTAGGTTTAGGAGATCTAACAAACAGGTCGTCCCCAACTCAAGTTGGGTCTTTAACGGATTGGGCTGCTGTTTCAAGTGGGGCAAGATTCATGCTTGCTGTTAAAACTGATGGAACACTATGGTCGTGGGGATGGAATAGTGATGGACAGTTAGGTAATGGAAATACAACCCAGATCTGTTCTCCAGTTCAGGTTGGGTCTTTAACGGATTGGTCAAGTGAGCGAGGAAAATTTGTTACGGATTCCTCGGCATCCTTTGCTATCAAAACTGATGGAACGCTGTGGTCGTGGGGGGACAAAGGTAGCGGTCATTTAGGATTAAATGATATGACAAGTAGAAGTTCTCCAACTCAAGTTGGGTCTTTAACGGATTGGGCATGGATTCATAGTTCCCAACCGACCTCTGGAGTAGTAAAAACAGATGGAACCCTATGGACATGGGGTGGTGCGACTAATGGGCAACTTGGCAACGGAACAGATTCCGGAGACATAAGTTCACCAATCCAAATTGGGTCTTTGACAAATTGGAGTAAGACTAATGGTGCCAATGGGCAGTTTCTTGCCCTCAAAACAGACGGAACATTGTGGGCGTGGGGCGCTGGTGGTTCTGGAAGGTTAGGTTTAGGAGATACAACAAACAGGTCGTCGCCAACTCAAATTGGGTCTTTAACTGACTGGGACGACGTGAATACCATACAAGAGGCTGGAAGTGCTATTAAAACCGATGGTACTTTGTGGACATGGGGTGCAAATTCTCAGGGGGAATGTGGCAATGGAGGAACAACGGCTACAAGTTCTCCAGCCCAAGTTGGGTCTTTAACAGATTGGGTTGATTTAACTGGTGCCTTTCAGTGTGGGTTTGCATCTAGGTCAGCATAATGCCTTTGTTAGATAAACAACTTGAAGCTGGTATTCACGGTGATTTTGACAAAGGTTGGTTGATTTCCCAACAACTGGAGAAGGAAACCCCAACCTGTCAACGTGCAGCATTTAACCGTGGTTGGTATTATCTAAGACAAGGAAAACTTTTAGAAGGTCATAAATTACTAGATTGTGGGAGAACACAAGATGTATTTGGCAACAGGCACATAGGTTCTAAGCAACCTATTTGGCATGGAGAAGAAGGAACTGTCCTGTTGAATCTAGAAGGTGGGCTTGGTGACCAGATTAAGAGTTATCGGTTTGCTTTTGATTTACAGGAGCGTGGGAACCGTGTGGTGATTTCCTGTTCCACAGAGTTGGCATCAATGTTTGCAGAGAAGTTTACAGCAGTCCAGCACGAAGCAGCCTGTGGAACGTACCACGATTATTGGCTTCCTTCGATGTCTGCAGTAGTTCCTCTTGGGTACGAGTATGAAGACTTAAAAGGAACTCCATACATTGAGCGCACTGCTGACCCAGTGCCGGGTCGTATAGGTGTGAGATGGAGTGGCAATCCTACGTTTGAACACGAGCAGCACAGGTTCTTCCCGGCTGATTTAATGTTCGATGCAGTCGAGGGATATAATTGCGTTTCGTTGCAGCGAGATAAAGATGTGAAACTGAAACCGAGGTGGATGGAACAAGCTCCGCTGGATGATTGGCAAACTACTAGGAAGTCAATTAGTAAATGTGAGTTAGTGATAAGTTCCTGCACCAGCGTTGCACATTTAGCAGCAGCGATGGGAGTGGAAACATGGATTGTAGTTCCTGTTTTGTCATACTACCTGTGGGCGTTGCCGGGTGATGTGACACCGTATTACAACAGCGTCACGCTCTTTCGGCAGGAAAAGTATGGAAGCTGGGAAGAGCCATTCGCAAAAATTAAGGAGCAGTTGCAATGTATGCACACGTTGAAGATGGTAGCGTAGATTATATGGGTGGTTTGCCCAAAAGTTGGGGTAATGTGTCTAATCTACATTTATCAAACGGTGATGATGCATATCTCAAGACTATTGGATGGGTTCCGCTAGTGGAGACAAATGTTACTCCTACTGCCAATCAGACATTTGATACAGATGTAGTTACTGTTGAAGCAGACAGGGTTCTTTTGATACATCGGGCAAGGGATATGACGGCAGAGGAAATAGCCGAGCGTGATGCAAGTCATATGGGACATTTACGGGGTAGCAGGGACGAAAAACTTGTAGCTTCCGATTGGACGCAGCC